AATTACTATTTAATAGTTATTACTGTATAATACCGTCTTTCGTTAATAAAAATCATGAATTAATAATGAATTTGAAGTCTTTCGAAACTTCAAGATTCGGATAGCGACCGCCCCTTGGGGGGTTTGGCGTCTTTCTCGTGTCGAGAATAGACTTCAGACATTTTTGTTATTTTTTTACGGACTTTATCGTATTTTTTAAGTATTTTAACTGCTTTCTTTCTAGAGAGGCATTCTTGCGCTTTAGAATGCAGTTTTGCTAGTTTTTTGTTTTGCTTGTTCAATAATAATGCTTTCTAGGTTGTTAGATAAGCGATTATACGTTTTTACTACAGCTATTTGCCCTATTAGGACAGAAATAGTAGCTATAGACCAAAATATATAATAATAACGCTGTTTAAGCTGTCTAGGGGCTTGTTTTTTGTACATGGGTAGTTTAAATAGGTGTATTAGGAATATCCAATCATAGGATATTAAGAAGAGGGAATGGTTGGTCGTGAGATCAACTAAATTCCCTCTGGGGGGAGGGTCCACCCTTCCCTTCCCCTGTATACGTGAGGGATCAAACTAAACCCAGGTGGGGACTGACTTTCCAGTTTCAATACCTCTTGCTTTATCACGTTGTTCTTTATTCATTCCCATCACTATATGATTAGCACTATTATGAGGACTTTCAATGAAATCAATAAGGAGAGAATTCCACTCTTCACGTTTACGAAGTTTGATTGCTTCGTTAGCAGAGATAGAGAGAGCGTCAGTATAATACTTAATACCTTGAGCGAGAGCATCAAGTCTATCATCATGTTTGACTGCACCTTTTTCTCTACACATTCTACTCATTTGATAGAAGAGCATGTATTGAAGACGTTCTTCAGGTGCAGCATCTGCGTTAGATTTATAATCCCATTCTATAACCGATTTATCAACCACAAGTCTATGCTGATTAAGCACAGGTTCAAGAGAATCAATGATACGGTCTTCTTTTCGAACATTCGCACGTACCTCTTCTACGTCAATTGCTTGATTAGTTTGTTGTAAATGTTTTTTAAATAATTCACTTACCATACCATCACCAAAGTTTGTCTCTATGACAAGTTTAGTGACGTTATATTTTCTACAACCTTTTAAGATATTGAGAAGGGTTGTATCGGAGTATCCGTCTCGATACGCTCGCATCTCATGAAGATATAAGAATCCATTCTTTTGGGATATAAAGGCGGCAGCTGTTTCATCTGTTCCTCTTCCAGAGGGATCCACACTACAAATTGTTTCGGTGTAAGGGGTCCATTCTCCTTGTAACTGCATAGGAGAGTAAAAGTAGTCTCCTGGGAGTCCGACTGTTGGGAGTTCTTTGATAACGTTAGCGGGGTCGGAGCACCATATGCAATTGTCTGGAGCTTGATTAGGGTTAACGCTAGTGACGACCAAATCAGCCATCTTAAGAGGGAACTTTTCCGCATCAGATAAGCTTGTGTCTAATTGGAATTGAAGCATATAGTTAGAACGACCCATAGATGCTTCACGTTCTATTAGGTCGTCATTATCAAATCTATCAGGATCTGTTACTGACCATTCATCAACTCCATTATCTATATCCTCAACTATTTGAGGTGCGAGGAGTCCTTCGTATTGACTAAGTTTACCTTTTCTTGGGTATCGACTTGGCCAAACGAACGGACGGTACGAACGCTCTGCCAGCTTACGATACACAGTAAAAGTAGTCTGAGGAGTCCCGAGATACATAATACGGCTATCAGTTTTGGGTGTAAGGATGGATTCAGCTTCCGTACAGAGTTGAAGAAGTTTTTCACGCATTAACTCCGTCATGGAGTTTCCAGGAACTTCTATATCGTCCAAAATCATTAAATCGGCTCTGCTTCCTGTTAGCTGTCCAGTGATGCCCACCGACTTTACGCTTGGGGCTTGGTGTGGAGAACAGTTTACGTCGAAGCTGATGCGACTCCAGCGAGAGTCGTCTGCTTTCGGTCTGAGATGATTGAGCCATGGTGTTTCAATAATTAGTTTTTGTAAGAAGATTGACATATTGTCCGCACGTTCTTTAGATGCGGAAATGATCATTATTTTTCTTTCAGGATCATTGAATAGAGTCCAGAGAACAAACGCTCCAGTAATCCAACTTTTACCAACACCACGGAAGGCTTGGATCTGGAGACGTTTCGGACCATGTTGTAAGTAGTCCGCAATTGCATACTGGGCTCTCGTAGGATGTGGTAGGTCAAGTTGCCCCCATAATGCTTGTAAGAATAATTTGAAGTCAGATTTTAAGGCGGTTAAAGTATCATTCATTTCTTATCAAATATATTTCCTTGTATATTCCCTGTATTAGGATCTACATCAGGGAATAAACGTTTTAATGTATTTAAAAGTTGTGTTTTTCTTCCTTTCTTTTCTCCTGATGTTACTATTTCAAGTACTATATTTTGTATATCAGGTACTTGATAATTTTTATCAATTGCTTTATTTAAACCTAAATTATCAAGTTTTGACATTTCGTCTACTAATTCATCAAAAGACATAGTTATCTTAGGATTCAATACTTCCCATACTCTATGAGCTTCTAAAATAGCATCTTCTGATTTCTTAACTATACCAGCCCATTGTTCAGCTTTTTTAATTCTATAACCAGGTACTTCTCTAATCTTTTTCATCTCCGCTTTACTAAAGAAAGTTGGAGTAATATCATTATATAATTTATGCGCAATACCATGAGGTGTATCTGGGTCTGCAGCTTTACCCATAGTCATCATTAAATTCTTTATTTTATCACCTCTTTGTACTGAACCTACACTAACTTCTTTTCCTAATAAAGTAGCAGTTAAATCCCAATATTCAGGACTATTCCATTTTATCCCATCATATAAATGAAGACTATCATATAATGAATTTATATGGTGAGCTTGTATATCATCTATATTTTTGAGACCTTTAGCTTGTAAAAATTCTCCCCATATACGTTGAAAACTTTCTTTATTAGCTTTTTTAAATCCTCTAAATGATGCTTTTAATTGCTCAGGGCTGAGAAAGTTTTCTAAGAATGCTCTATTTGAAGATTGTCTATAAGCTCCTTTAGCACTATCATAAGCTTGTAATCTAAACACACCATCTCCCATTCCATATTTTTTCATTGAAGATAGTACATTTCTTTGATGCCTATTACTCATGAATCTTTGAATAGGTGCTGCAGAAAGTTCACCAGGACCACTCATAGCCTTACCACCTGAACCAGTCATTTGTAAAGGTTTAGCTTTAGCGGTTTGTTCAGCAGCTTCTTCAACTATTTCACCACCACCTGCCATTGCATATTTTGCTTGATACCCATTAGGCATTATACGTTTAGCAAAATCAAATGCTTCTTTTTTAATCTGTCTTATAGCTACTTTAACACCAGGAATTTCACCTATTATTTCACCTGCTAAACCTTTTCTAGGATTACCAACTTTTTGTATTAATTCTAGAGCTACTTCTTTAGGATTATTTGCATCAATAGTAAAGAAAGATTCTACACCTCTAGCACCTACAGCTCCTATATTATGTGGTAAGTTAGACCAGTGTTTAAATTCTTTAGTATCTTCCCATACATCACGAGCGAATTTACCTGCTTGTCTGATTTTCACACCTTCTTTTAAATCACCTCGGGCAACTGCTTCATCGAATTCCTTGTTGTCTGCTTTATCTTTTGCATATATCTCATCCATCTCTCTACTTTCAAGTATTGGAGGTAATTGAGTTTGATCTTTTAACTTACCTTGTCCTGCTGCTCTTTCTCCTTCTGTAGCTCCTTGTTCAGCTATAGTTCTAATCTTACCTTGTTTCTGTTGAGCTTTATGTTTCTTAGGATCAATATCAAACATCCTAGATTCAAGGTAGTTACCTTGTTTCATGTCTTCTTGTTGCTTTAGATCTTCAACATCTATAGCTTCATTTTCCTTTTGTTCTTGGGTAGCTTCCCACTCTTCTTGGCGACGTTTACGTTCAGCTTCACGTTGAGCTCTTTCATATTTAGACATACCTACTTCCTCTGAGCACCGCCTCTAGCACGGTTAGTTTTACGAGATTCGATTGTCATTTTACTGCCTCTATGAGATACATCTTGCTGTGCTCCTGGCTTTACTTTGCGTCGGATCTTCATCAAGTCTCTTCTGTATTTCCGTTTAGCAGGGGTGTTATTTATTTTAGTGTTATCCCTAACATGTTTAGCCCTAGCTTTAGGGTTACTTCGGTAGTATCTAGCTGTCCTACCTGGATTTGGACTTGGTTTTGGTCCCATAGAGTCTATGTTGTACGAGATCTGGGTCTATTTTAGGCATGATTTTTGATAGTTTATCTAAAGGATTACCTTCATATGCTACTCCAGTAATATCATTAGTTTTTAACCATTCACATGCAGCTTTTAAGTCTTGAGTAGTAGCCTTGCCACTTTTAACTCTTTTAAGAAAGTCTTCAGTGACAAGGTTATGTAACTCGTTAAACTTAGCTTCTTCAGCTTTAGCCATTATACATTTACAGAATTAGTTTTTTGTTTTTTTACCCAACCTCTACGAAGCAATTCTTGTACTTCAGCAGGAGTTCCTGCAGGCTTTGAGTATTTAGATTCAGGATCTGTGTTTACTTTTACCTGGCCTTTCTTTCTAATTTGTCTTCCCATTTAACTAAATAGTTTTGTCTTTACAATTTCTAAAGCCTGATCATCAAGTTTATTATCAGTTCGTTTTACATAAGCTCCTAGTACATCTACTAGTAACTGCTTAACTGAATCTGATTTAATAAAGGCGAGTAGGATGGGCTTGATTAATAGGGTCATTTACTTAGGGGGTTTAGTTTTTGCCACCATTTCTTAGGTGGTTTAGGCGGAAGAGCTTTCTCTCTAGCTGCAGCCACTTCCGCTTTAAATGCAGCTATAGGAATTATATCACTACACATATGGTATACTCGGGTATTAGGACGTATCATAAACCCTTTCTGTTGTAATGCAGCACATTCCTTAGCTCTAACTAATTCATAGTCTAGAGCCATTTTGTTTAATTGTCTTTGACCAAGTGCTTTACAAGTTTCAACTATAGACCCATCTAAGGGTACCATAAAATTAACTTGGAATCCCCAGTTTTCGGCTACTGTGTAGCTGGATTGATCCATATTCTCATCGAATGGAGTAGTATGATTTCCCATATAAAATGGAGAGAAAGTCATAGTTGCACCATTACAACTAATATTCGGACCTAAGATTTGTCTGGAGGGTGCTCCATTGTTTTGAAATTGTACAGCTTGGTTTGTAACGTTACCAGTAGCAGCAGCAACTGGATTTGAGGTATTCTGTACTTCTGGTTCTGCATAAGCAGGTG